TCAAAAGAAGGAATTAACCGATACAAACGTGTACTTGTTGAGGCTACCAGCTGCGAAAGCGGCTGGGCTCAAAAAGAAAGTCCGTCAGTCAATACCCCAGATCCAAATATTGATGATGGCGCGCCCATGGAACAGGCGCGACCCATGTCCCATCTTGAGTGTGCTTCACTTGCAGCTCGAGCCCCTAAAAGTTTAGAGGCACGGCTTGAGCTCGTGAAAGCGGTGCGGCTTACGCTAAAGGTTAAGCCCGGCACCCAAGATGAAATAGTCCTACTCGCCTTGGAATCTTACCTAGATTTATTCTATGTGTACGGTTTCGATTTCAGTAGGGAAGGAATCCACTCCTTAGAACGACAAGTTATCAAGTCGTTCCAGGTGGTGAAACAGTTTCTAAAAAGAGGAGAATGGTTAAGTTACTTTAAATGGAAGAACGCAGCCTTTTTCGCTAGCTGGCTTGGTCAAGTCCCGCCGCCGCTGCCTTTCGAGGCAGTAGCAGGAGAGACCTGGCAAAATAGTCGGTTCCTTTTTGGAGGAGCTTTCTACCGGTTTCAGTCTAAGATCTTTATGGATGCAAATATTCGCAACAGTTTCGCTTTGAGCGTACTGCAGTCGAAGAAAGGCATGCCAAGACCAACTGATCAACAGGTAAGAGCGGCTGAAGTCAAGAGTTTTAAAACTATGACTAGCCCAAAAGCCCAGGAACAATTTCGCTACAAGTGGGAACACACCACATTCCGCCCCTGTGACGACCTTGTACCGACCCGCGTATCGCGATATAGTGATAACTATAACCCGTTTAGCAGGAAGGTGACCTATGGTCGGTCGTGGATGGAGCAGCAGCTCGGACGCACGGTGACCGAAATCTTTAAAAAGGATTTCGATTGTTCGCTGGCCGTCCTTACTCACTACTTCCTACCTAGCAGTTCTGCGAATTATAATAATTCGAGAAGCAAGTTTGGAGGTTTTGGAGCATTAGAGGAAGCTGATGTGATGAAAGTCTTGTACAAGCGAGGCAGTGTTCTTCCTTTCCGATTGAAAATTACTACTCTCTCAGAACGAGTCTCAGAGTACTATGGTAGTAAGGGTTACCACGAACAAACGCTAGACGCCTTTAATAAGGTATCACAGGATGTTCTTGGTGTTGAATTCGATGACAAAGAGTTTCTTCCCAAGTGGAAAAAATTCTACTGGACTGTCGTCGCGCTCGCAGAGCGTGAGGAGCCAGTATGTAAGGTCGTCGGACTCAAAGAGGCCTTGAAGATACGATGTATCAGCAAGGGACCTCCCCTAACTTATTTTGTACTCAAACCATTTCAGAGAGTAATGTGGCAACAGCTACAGACGTTTTGGAACTTTGAACTCACAGGAACCCCAGTAACTGAGGCGCTTATTAATAAGCGCTTCGGTCGCCTGGGCCCTACCTATCGGTATCACAGCGGAGATTACTCTGCTGCAACTGACGAGCTCCACTCTTGGGTATCCAACAAAATTTGCGACAGCTTCTTCGAAGTTGTTAACAAACAGAATGGATATAATATGAATATTCTGCAGACTCTCTTTACGAGGGCCTTAACAGGTCATATTTACCAAGACGATGAACTCGGGTCAGCCGCGCAACAACGCGGTCAACTGATGGGTAGTATCGTTTCATTTCCAGTGCTTTGCATCGCCAATGTAACTCTAATTAGAGCTGCATATGAATTAGCCCATGGGCGCGTAACTTCAATTAAGAAGCTGCCCACATGGATTAATGGCGATGATTGCCTTACGGCCTACCATAACACGTCCTTCCCAGCCTATTGGCGAGGTTTAGGAGATGTGATGGGCTTTAAGGAAAGCGTTGGAAAGTGCTACGATTCTGCTGTGTTCTGTTCCATTAATTCACACTTTTTCATGCAAGACTCTCAGTCCCGGTTCAAGCTGATCCCCTACGTAAACTTAGGTTTAATGGAGGGTGTTGATCGCTCGACCGGCGGAGCCAAGGCTGGAAGTGTGAAGACTCCCGTACAGCTGGGATTGTGTCAAACTGAGCTTATAAACGCATCGCCGAATGGTCTTAAACCACTCGTACAGAAGTTGTTCCTCTATAAGCATTTTGAGATTCTTAAAGCATTTCAGGGACCTTTATTCCTACCTACCTATTGCGGTGGAGCCGGACTGAAAAGTCTGGTTCCCTACACTCGGCAGGAGTTAGACCGTGTTACGGTCGCACGCCTCTTAATAGGCGAAGGATATAAGGTTCCTAAAGAATCTCCAGAGAAAGATTGGGCGCTCTACGATAACTTCCTTTCGGTTGTTCGTCGTTTCTGCGGTTTTTCCTGCTTCTATCCATATCGTCGGTTTTCAAACCAAAACGGTTATGGACAAGCATTTTTCCTAATCACTCTGTTCAGTTGGGCACAAAAGGGCATTCACAGTCTTCTCGCGAAACAGTTGAAGAATCAAACAAGCTACTCGAAAGAGTTACTATCGTTTAATAATTCAGTAAATCTGTTTCAAACCATGCACTATAAGCAGGGCTGGCAGTTGTTGCCAGCAGACCCGCTTTGGGTGGATGGGGAGAGTAAGACTGAAGTGCTCCCAGTTTGGGTGTCGTCGTCCGTAGCATAGGATCTATCATCGGATAACTTTCTTCCATACCGTCGTCGTATCAAAGTACGATGCTGAGAATGTGAGGGCAAGCGTTGTGCTTGCTTCTGCATATTTTCTTGAAGGCAATAACTAATCTTACGTTAAAAGCGTACAGGTCCATCCCCCTTGTGAGGGGTTCATTGAACCTGACGGCGGGTCGCCGTAGTGGTCACTTTTGTGGTTGCGTAATCCACGTTCTTAGGGTTCGTGCTGTACTTAAATGACAGTACGTCCTATCCCGTGTAGCAGTATTGAGCAAACATCGCTTGGAAATAGCTTTACAATCCCTATCCTGGGTCCTCCTTACGGGGGACGGGGCCAAGGTTTGTAGCCGTTGTTTGCGACCTTCAAGTCTGTATGTGTGGCAGATAGATCGCGCCGAAAGGCTCAACTTATCTCTCCCAACATCATTGACGGATGGTTTCTTTAACTAGG